GCAACGTTAAGTGCAGTAATTCATTTGAAGTTATTCAACCTGAATTACCTCAGAGGATAGTCAGTGCGATAACTGAGTTTCCCCTGTACTTCTCTAGGGAGTTTCCTCCCCAGGAAGTGCCATCTGAGTTGGCGGAATATGTAAACCGACCACTTCAGATCTCGACGAAGCAGGTACCTAGTTGTATGCTGCTCCGGAAATCTGGTTCAGCGAGTGTTGCTCGCGAACGAGATGCCCTCCTACGATGCGGGTTCCGCATCGTGGAAGGTGAAAGGACGATCACTCCTGTAAAACAGGTGTTCGCCTCCGAAAGATCTGCTGTCTCGCGAGAGCAGGTCTCCGTACTCTCGGAGCTGCTTAACGCAGCATCAAGAGAGAATAGTCGAGGACAAATCGGTGATTCCACCGTTGTCCCTGACGCGGACGATGACCTTAACTGGGCAACCGTGCGCAACACTGGCAGAGACCGAAAGGTCTCTGTCAAAGTGGATTACGATGACCCTTGGAAGATCCAAGCTGCCATCGTATATCTTGAGGCGACGGGGAAACCCCCGCCCAAGATAATTGTTTGGCCTGGAGACGGTATCCGTATCCAGGACCAACTTCCTCCACGACTCTTCACAAAGAAGTGGATGGGATCTCATAAAAACCGAATTCGGTTTTCTGAGATAGCGGACATAGATGAGAAAATCTCTTTTCTATGGACGAGGACCTATTGGGGTTTTACCCTCAATAGCTACCACGCGTCAGAAGGAAACGGTAAGTTTCCTTGGGCGCGGACCCTGAAGAAACGCATACGTGCGTTTCTTGAAGGGAAACCTGATCCAATCTGGAACGAAAGGATGAGGTCTAGGGTCTACAGCGATAATCGCTGGAGAGACCCTAGGGCAAGGTCTTTAAGGCTTATTGAGCTCTTAAAGACCTTAGACGGGATGTTCATGCAAAGATACATGGCATACCCCGAAGAAAGATGGACTTGGTCGAGATTCGACGAGTACATCTTAGGAAACCTGTCAAACCTTATCGGTGACGAGTTCCTCGACGGTGCCGTATCCGAGCTCGCGCTCGATACGACAACAAGGTATTCTGAGCTCAAAAAGCTCAGGAAGACCTTTAAGGAAGCTTCCCATTGCGGGAAGTTACTTACAATCAAGAAGGAGTCAATTCCTTCTTGGTTGGCTTATCACTCTCGGATTTATGCCGAAGTTGATAAGTCAAAAGGTCATAGGAGGACACTCCTAATAGGCCTTTTGTCCCAAACTAGGGGTTGCGGTACGCCCCCCTATTTGGTTATACTGCAGTCAAAGAAGAAATTCTTGACTACAGTATCCTCACCAGGTGCTCAAATGAGCCCCACATCACGTGGACTGGTGAAGTGTGCTCTAAGGGACGCCATCAATGCGATTCCCCAAGAAGCTTTTACAGGTCTCGCGACAAAGTCACGGATAACTGTAACTACCTCCGCCTGCTGGGAAAAGACCCAGAAGCAAGGAGGGACCATCGAAGCCATCCATGAGATGATGCTTCCATGTGTTCGCGGTAAGCCAATCCCGTTACGGGATTTGGAAACCGGAGAGGTGTGTGAGAGGAAAGCAATGTCCTCTTTCGACACCATCGGTGAGGCTGTGTTTTGGGAATCCCTTGACACAGTCCTCTATACACCACCGAATATACTCAGGAAAGCTTTCCTGACGGTGGTGAAGGAGCCTGGTAAGGGTCGATCCGTTACCAAGGCTTCTGCTTGTCTCAAGATCGTTCTCGATCTTGTAAACAAGATCTGCGCGGAACCCTTGCGAAAGGGTATCCCCAGCAGTGCCTCCGGGATGGGAAAATCTCATCACGGATGGCAATTCTTCCTGGAACTCATGTCCAATGAGTACAGGGAGAGCCTCTTCCGCGTGAAAACTCGCGAGGAAGAGGAATATGTAGACTACATCGCGAGAGTAGATACATATGAAGATACCTTCTTTTCGTCTACCGACTACGAGGAGGCAACGGACCAAATGTCGCATGAATTTGCGGCTTTGGCCGGGTCTGCCTGGATGCGCAAATGCGGCATCCCTGCAGTACTACGTGGTATAGTCATGGAAACATGCTATAAACCACGTCAGATATACTTTACAGGGCTTGGTGCCCTGAAGCATATCGGTACGGAGGCACCAGCATATGGTGCAGCAATTCGCTCCGTTACCTTAGTAAGGGGGATCCTCATGGGAGACCCTATTACTAAAATCGTTTTGCACCTATCAAATATAGTTGCAAGAACGCTGGGCAAAGATATGGGGAAACCCTCATTCCTTGCCCCCTTCTTCACAAACCCTTTCGAGATATGTGAAGAAGTGAAACGGTCTTAACGACCGTTCCCCGACTGTTCGGCGCGCTTGACGCGCACTTACTA